CTAAGGATCCCCTTGGAATTGTTCCTCCATACGAATGGAAAGGGGGGATGCATGCAATTCTAGATTTAGCCGTAACCGTGGGAGATCCATTCGGTGTTGCCAGATCTCAATTGCAATCGCCTCATGAGGCGGTCTTTGGTCGTCCTAACCCAAACTATTGGGCATCGGAAGAAGGTCAAGCCATTACTGAGATGTTCCTAGCAGCCGGTTATTAGCTAATCTAAATCGCGTTTGACGCCCCATCAACGCGACCGCAAACGCGATTTAGATTAGTCCGGTATAGGTAGGTGTGAAGCCCAATGCTTATCCAAAGCATACTGAGAAGTCGTATAGTACGCACATAGAGAACAGGAGTAGATCATTCGCACTTGCACCACTGTCCCGAGTCTAGCCACCCATCTGGTTTGAATGGTTGATGGCATTTTGGGCAATAGGTGATTTTGGGTTGATGAAAATTATACCTACTCATTCTTCTTCCTCCGATCTACTCAGAATGAACATGAATGGATTTCCCCCCGGGGGGAGTTCCTTGCACTTGTCTGATTTACACATTCCTCGGAAAACGATTCCATCCTTTCCAAGTATCTTCTCACACTCTGGTACTCGCTCACCGCAATTCAAACAGGGGGGGCCATTCTTGTACCAATCTTCAGCGGGTCCTTCTTTCATTTCCCCAACACATCCTTCAGTATTTGTGCCATCGCCTCTCTTTCTTCTTGTCCACGGCGCCCACCCTCCTCGATGCCTCGCTTCCAGTCCTTGATGATGTGAGCTGCCGTGGCTGAGCGGTTGTTACCATGATATTTCTGAAACTTGTCTAGGATCACTATCACTTCATGTGGTAAAGTCATACATACAGTCGTGACATAAGTTCCAGATTCTTGCTTTTTGCGTACCATGTGGCGACCCAAGAAGTCCTTTGTAATAATATTATGGGAGAATGAAAGGTGCATAAGTTGAAGGAGAGAACCCCTTATTCCGCTACGCTTGCGGTGCTGCGTGGACCCTTAGCAGCAGGGTTGGGCTAGGCTACAAGCGTGGGTCACGTAAGAGGATTAACCTACTTGCATGAATGTAATGTTTATTAGCGGCATTGTTACACGGGGCGACATGGCAAGAAGCAAGACCGGCAGTTTTTGGTTGACTGAAGCGATTAATATCGATACAGTGAACACATTGGCTCAAGGTACGATTGATTTGGGTGCATATGTTGATGTAGGCGACCAACAGGCGATTGCAATCGAGTCCGTGGACTTTGTAACTCAGGTATATGATTCGGCAACCAATTCTTACTTCAACTCGTTCACTGGCTCAGTAGGAGCTGCCGACCAGTTTGAGGTGGACTTCCAACTCTCCGATCTAAACCCCGGTACGCTTCTCATTAGTGCCGATGACAATGCTCTAATTGCTTCGGGGGCTTTACTCTTTGATTCGGCAACAAACAACCAGAGTGTGGGTTCTGATTTCTATCCCGATTCGTTTGGGAAGTTAAACGAGTCAAGGATGATCGTGAACGATTCCCTATACCTCGTAGGGGGTCCAGCGGGAACACTGACCCTTTCAGCCAACCATGAGATCCAAATCTGCGCTCGCATTAAGTGTCGCATAGTCAAACTCTCCACCAAGGACTGGATGGCAATTGCGATCCAATCAACGGCTAGTGACAATTGAGGTGCTTAGGTGCCTAGATACTGTCCGAGATGCGGGGAATCCCTACACTCACATGAGTCAACCACCAAGGGTGAGCCTCGTAAGACGGCTAGGAGAGCGTACGAACCAACCAAGAAGAAGCGCAAGGCTTCAGCATACAACAAGAAGTACGCCAAGGCCTACAAGGCACTCAAGAAGAAGCATCCTCGGACATCGTTCGCAGCCCTCGCCAAGAAGGCCCATGCAAAAGCAAAGAGGATGAAGTGAATGGCTGACCCCAAAGAACGACTACTACGGAAGTTAATTCCTCCTTGTACCATCACAGGATCAGCATCGGAAGGATTCAAGTTATCCGATCAAGACTCTGGGTGGGAGATCATCCCTGCCGATGATAATCAGGGCGCCGGCTATAACTACTGGGCAGTATGGAGGGGTTACTTCGATCTGTCGGGATTAGTTGAGCAGGAAGAGACCTTATTCACAATCAACTCAGCATTCCAAGAAGGTTGCGACTGGGCTTTTACGACTACTAAACCAACGGGCAACTTACAGGTGTTCGACATGATAACCCAAGAGTACCTCATCGACGAGACCTTTGACGGTGGCAACATCCTAACGGGAAGTTGGGTCGCACCCGGCATGATGGGAGGATTTGCGATCCCGGGCGGAACTCCTCGCACTGGTGCCCCGTATGAATTGGAGGATGTCCACTTCGGACGAGCTAGAACTTTTCAATATGGTGCTGTCACTTCTCTGGGTGCGTCACCCTTTACCCCTATTCAGACTCGCATCTCATCTTGGGGTGTGGGGAATGCAACAGCAGGCCAGAAGTTGTATGTTACTCGGGCCATACTTCTTACCCCGGCCATGGAAAGCAGCGGTAACGATTCGGTCATTGCCCCTCCCTCTGCCGTAGTTGTCCCCTCAGTGATTCTGAAGGAGCCTGACCTCCATTATATCGAACGCCTGCGCCGTTCCTACGTAGTGGCTCCGACGGTTGATTGAGATGGCGAGGAAGAAGAAGGACGAGGAAGAGGATCTCCCCCTCTACCTTTGGCTTCGGGCCTACACAAAGAAGCTAGTCCCCCCGAGGGCGATGATGGGGATCCCCATTCCGACGCTAGAGCGAACACGGGTGAAGAAAAAGGCGAGTACCAGTAAGGATAAGCGAAACACAGTGCCTCCCTTTATCCCATATTCAGCAAACCCCTACATTCTTAGACAACTTTTCAACATCCCTGCCTACATCATCTACGGAACTCTTCTGCCGACGCCACTTGAACAAATTGCGTTTGCTAAGGATCCCCTTGGAATTGTTCCTCCATACGAATGGAAAGGGGGGATGCATGCAATTCTAGATTTAGCCGTAACCGTGGGAGATCCATT